GCGCACGGTCGCGACGGGTGTCGCCGCCACACTTCAGGCGCGAGCCGCCACCACGCCCGCGTTCGGGTTCGACACGAACACACACACAGGAGCGGCATCCGGCGTGGCCAACGGACTCCGCGTCGAAGGACGTGACCCTGGCGCCTACGGCAACCGCCTCGAGGTCGAGGTCCGCCCCGCGAGCAACGGGAGCGCCCTGGCGTTCGACCTTCTCATCATCGAGGACGGCACGTACCGCGAGACGTTCCCGAACCTCACGCTCACCGCCACCGACGCGCGCCACGTCGAGCGCATCGTCAACGACCCACGGAGCGGCTCGCTCTACGTGCGCGTGACGCGGCTCCTCGCGACGGTGCCGGGGCGGCAGACCGTCGGGCTCTCTGGTGGCAACGACGGCCTCGCAGGGCTCGACGACAACGACTTCATCGGGAGCGAGGCCGGCAAGACCGGACTCCGCGCGCTCGACCAGGTGCAGGAGCTGTCGTTGCTCCTCGTGCCCGGACGCGCCACGCCGGCGACGCACCTCGCGATGGTGCAGTACGCCGAGGTCGCCCGCGACGGCACCGTCTTCGCCATCCTCGACCCGCCCGAGGGGCAGAGCGCGACCGAGATCGTCGAGTACGCGAGCACCACCGCGGCGCTCGAGAGCCTCTCGGAGTTCGCCGCGCTCTACTGGCCGCGCGTCAGCGTCCTTAACCCGGCGAAGAGCGTGTTCGGCTCGGAGGCGCAGGTCGTGGTGCCTCCGTCGGGCATCATCGCCGGCGTCTTCTCGCGCATCGACTCGAGCAGGCCGGGCGGTGTGTACGACGCTCCCGCGGGCATCGAGGCCGGGCGCATGTTCGGCGTGCTGGGCTTCGAGACCGACGAGGTCCTCGAGGAGCGGAAGCGCGACCTCGTGTACCCGCACCGCATCAACCCGCTCACCACCGGGCCGGGCCTGCCGCGCTTCATCGACGGCAGCCGCACGCTGAAGGGCGACGGGATCTTTCCGTACGTCGGCGAGCGACGCGGCGTCATCTTCATCTCCCGCAGCCTCAAGCAGGGGCTCGAGTTCGCGCGGCACAAGGCGAACACCGAGTCGCTCCGCGCGCAGGTACGGAGGACCATCACCGCGTTCCTCCTGACGCAGATGAACAACGGAGCGTTCCGTACGCGCGACCCGGCGACGGCGTTCTTCGTCGACGTCTCGGATGCGCTCAACACGCCGACGGTCATCTTCGCGGGGAAGCTCCTCGCGCGCGTCGGGCTCGCGACCAACAAGCCCGCCGAGTTCATCGTCATCAGCATCAGCCAGGACACGCGCGCGCTCGAGGCCGAGCTCGCCGGCGGCAACCCCTGAAGGAGTCAGCCATGGCCGTCATCGGCACGCCGCGCAGCTTCCACAAGAAGTTCAAGTTCGTCGTGGAGATCGACGGCTTCCAGCACGCGGGGTTTCAGAAGTGCAGCGAGCTCTCGGTCGAGGTCGCGAACGTGCAGTACTTCGAGGGCGGCTCGCTCATCCCGAACAAGAGCCCGGGCCGGCTGACCTTCGCCGACGTGACGCTCGAGCGCGGAGCGACGCGCGACCATGACCTGTTCGACTGGTTCAAGGACGTGGCGATCACCTCGAGCGGGCTCGGGCTCCCCGACCAGGCGTACAAGCGGAACCTCGATATCGTTCAGCAGGATCGCGACGGCGTGACGCTGCGGAGGTGGACGCTCGTCCGCGCCTGGCCCGTGAAGTTCGTCGCTGGCGAGTGGGACAACGAAAGCGATGAGAACGTCATTGAGTCGGTGACCCTGACTTACGACTTCTTCGAGTTGGTCTAGCCAGTTCACTTAATACAGGGGCTTACCTCCTCGGTAGACTTACCGGATTTAGTGAACCATCATGCGACGCCTCACTAAATACGCCGACTTTACCTTCGGAAGAACTCCTGCTATTTAGTGAAGCATGGCGCGGCCAGTCTTGGAACAACAGCTACTTGAGAGAGTTCCTCGGGCCCTCTCCGATCTGCTCGGACTTCCAGAAGGTGAGATGGAAACGCTCCAGCAGGACGGCTCTGACCTTCACCTCAGGGCCGGAGGGCATGACTTCCTGATCGAGTTACTGGCTCACGCTTCGCCAGGGCTGCTGGCGTCTCACGGGGCTGAGGCCACGGCAGCCGCGCGAATGAAGGGCCGGAAGTTCGTTCCACTCCTCGCGGTGCCGTTCATGTCCGAGGCCGGCAGGCGCGTCTGCGAGCAGCAGGGCATCGGCTGGTTCGACCTCAGCGGCAACGCCCGCATCGTGGCGCATGGTCTGCGGGTCATCATCGATGGGAAAGTGAACCAATTCCGGGGCCCGGGCCGACCTGCGAGCACGTTCGCACCCAAGAGCGCGCGCGTCGTCCGCTGGCTGCTCATCAACCAGGGTCGAGCACTCACCCAACGCGAGATCGCTCGCGCGACAGACATGACGGATGGCTACGTCAGTCGAATCGTCTCGAGGCTCGAACGCGAGAGCTACGTCGTTCGCACGCCGAACGGCGCGCTCCGCGCGAAAGACCCGGCACTGCTGCTCGATGCGTGGCGTGCCGAGTACCGCTTCGAAAAGCACGAGCTCATCCAGGGCCACGTTGCAGCCCGCTCAGGCGACGCCCTCTCCCGCTTCGTCGCCGAGACGCTGGCTGCTTCGGCCGTGCCCCATGCAGCCACCGGGCTGACCGCGGCATGGCAGATGACGCACTTCGCTGCGTTCCGCATCGCGACCTTCTTCCTGGCCGCCCCCCTGTCGAAAGAAGTCCAGGAGAAGCTCACATTCCGTGAAGACCCGCGCGGTGCCAATCTCTGGCTTGTGATCCCGAATGACGCGGGCGTCTTTCAGGGGGGCGAGGTGCGCGACGGCATTCAATGCGTTCACCCCGTGCAGGCCTACGTCGACCTCAAGGGCCATCCCGAGCGCGCGAACGAAGCTGCGGAGCGACTGCGAAGCGACCTCCTCGCGTGGAGGCGCGATGACTGACAAGCCGAAGCATGCAGCCGAATACAAGAGCGAGCAGGTCGAACTCGTCCGCGCGATGTGCCTCTACGTCGCGACGAAGCTTGGCGACCTCATGGATGATCTGTTGATTGTCGGTGGCCTCGTCCCTTCCCTCATCATCGACCAGGAGCACCTTCCTTCGGATGCCTCGCCCCACGTCGGGACGATGGACCTCGACGTTGGGCTTCAGGTGGCGCTCCTGAGCGAAGGGCGCTACCGGACGCTCGCGGAGAGACTCCGCGATGCCGGCTTCTCGATGGACACGAATGACGCCGGGAACTCCACCCGGCAGCGCTGGGTCATCACGAAAGCCAAGCGAGCGACGGTCGACTTCCTCATCCAACCGACGCTCAAGGGGGACAAGGGCGGTCGGCTCCGCGACCTCGAGAAGGACTTCGCTGCCGTCATCGCTCCCGGACTTGGCTGCGCCTTCCGCGACCGCAAACGTGTGACGCTCACGGGGACCACCCTGTTCGGCGAAAAGGCGACCAGGGAATTGTGGGTTTGCGACGCGGGCGCCTTCATCGTGCTGAAGGCGCTCGCCTTCGACGGTCGAGGGGAGAACAAGGACGCCTACGACCTCTTCTACGTGCTGAGAAACTACGGCGCAGGACCAGCCGATGTGGCTGAGAAGCTTCGCCCGCTGCTCGACGACCCTGACGCCAGGCGTGCCGTCGAGATCTTGAAGCGCGACTTCTCCACGCCCGACGCTGTAGGCCCGATGCGCGTCGCAGCGTTCGTCACGGGTGGGAGAGACGACGCCCTTCAGGCTGACGTCGTGGGCTTCGTCGCCCAGTTCCTCGCCAAGCTGTAGCGCTGTCCCTCGCTGGCTCGTTCGCGACCTTTGTTCGCGAGGAGGCAGCGAATGGTGGAGATCGTCACGTGCCCTTCGGGGCTCTCGGGCCGCGTCCGAGGAATGCAAGTTCGCGAAGAGCGCGTCCTTGCGAACCGCGCGCTCGCAAAATCCGGAGGACAGCTGGACGAGCTGCTTCGGTCCTGTTGGTCCGAGACCGTCGACGCCGCCCTGTACGCTTTCGGAGACAATCCCGTCGACTGGGGTGCGGTGCTCCAGGGGGACCGCTTCTTCGCCCTCTTGATGATCCGCACGCGGACGTACGGTCCCGACTACGGCTTTGGCGCGTCGTGCCGGAACTGCCGGGCGCGGATCGAATGGGACGTCGACCTCACAAAGCTCCCGGTTCGGCCGCTGTCGGCCGAGGGCCGTGCAGCATTCCTGGCCGGGAACCGGTTCGAAACGACGCTCCCCGATGCGGGCAAGCGCGTTTGGTTCAAGCTCCTCACCGGCGACGACGAACGGAAGCTTCCTGCGCTGCAACGCGCCGCTCCTGACCGGCTGCTCTCAGCGGTGCTCGCGTACCGGGTCCTCGACGTGGAGGGCGTCGACCCGAAGGACAAACGCGCCTTCCTCGAAGACCTCACGCTCCGCGACGCCGACTTCCTCGTCGACGAGTTCGACCGCGTCGACTGCGGCGTCGACACCACCATCGAGGTCGAGTGCCCGGAGTGCCGCGAGGTCCAGGACGTCGACCTCCCTTTCGACAGCGCCTTCTTCCTACCGGGGAAGGAGCGCACGGCGCGTCGGAAGGCCCGGAGCGCCTCTTCCCCGACGTGAGCCTCGACGCCTGGCGCGAGGGGCTCTTCCACCTCTGCTGGCACCAGCATGGAGGCTCGGGGCTTCAGCTCTCGTTCGCCGACGCGCTCGAGCTCTCCGTCAACGACCGCGACTGGTTCCTCGAGCGCATCGGCGAGCAGCGCACCCGCGAGGCACGCGAACTCGAGAAGGCCGCCCGGCGGAGGTGACGCATGTCGCTCAACAACCTCGGACTCGGCTTCGTCTTCACCGCGCGCGACCTGGCGTCGGGCGCCATCCAGAATCTCGAGCGGAACTTCCTCAGCCTCGACCGCAAGGTCGGACTCGGTGCCGAGCGAATCCAGTCGAGCTTTCAGCAACTCGGCGTGGGGCTCGCGGTGTTCTCCGCCGGCGCGGGCGTAATGGCCGGAGCCTTCTCGCTCGCCAACGCGGCCGGGCGCTTCGAGCAGAGCATCGCCGCGGTGGGCGCCATCTCCGGAGCGTCGGCAGTCGAACTCCAGCAACTCCGCGCCGCCGCCATCGACGCGGGCATCGCGACGCAGTTCTCTCCGACCGAGGCGGTGCTCGGCCTCCGCGAGCTCGCGCAGGCTGGCTTCAACGCCGCCGAGTCGATGGCGCTGCTCACCCCAGTGCTCGACCTCGCGGGTGGCTCACTCGGAGAGCTCTCTCCGCAGCAAGCCGCCGGCCTCGCCGCGCAGGCGATGAAGGCTTTCGGGCTCTCGGTGGACGAGGCCTCCTTGTCGGTCGACCGGATGCTCCAGGCGGTCAACGTGTTCGCCCTCAACGCGAGCGAACTGCCCATGGCGCTCGGCGTCGCATCGCGCGGCGCGCAGGCGCTGCACCAGTCACTCTCCGAGACGCTCATCACCCTCGGCCTGGTGAAGAACATCATCCCCGGAGTCGAGCGCGCCTCCACCGCGGCCGCCGTCGCCATGGAGCGAATGGCCGACCCCGAAGTGCAGAAGAAGCTGCGCGGCATCGGCGTCAGCGTGGTCGACGCGCACGGGAGCTTCCGCGGTTTCCTCGACGTCGTGGGTGAGATGGGCCCGCGGCTCGAGCGCATGAGCGAGGCGCAGCGCTCGGCGTTCCTGCTGAGCGCATTCGGACGTGAAGCGCTCGGTGGCCTCAGTGCCGTGATGACGCAGATGACGAACGGCATTCGCACCAACACCGGCGAGACGCTGCGAGGCGGGGCGGCGATCGCGTACCTGCGCCAGCAGTTCGACTCCGCGGGAGGAACCGCCGCGCGCTTTCGCGACCAGATGCTGAACACCTTCGAGGGGCAGAAGAAGCTCCTCGGCGGTTCGCTCGAGACGCTCGCTATCGTCATCGGAGAGCCCTTCGCGCAGGTCTTCAAGCCCATCGTCTCCGCGGTGGTGGAGGTCGTGAACGGGCTCCTCGGTGTTCTGCGCCAGCTGCCAGCACCGGTGAAGAAGGCGTTCGCCGGCTTCGCCGTCGCAGCGGGAGCCGTGGTCGCCACCGTCGGAGCCGTCATCGCGGTGAAGGCCGGCGTGGCGCTGCTCGCGGTGGGGCTCAAGGTGCTCGGCTTGACGGCCGCGGGGCTCATGTCGACGATGCTCCCGGCAATCGCCACGGTCGCGTTACTGGGGCTCGTCGTCGCGGGGTTCGTCTACGCAGTCCGCAACAACCTCGGCGGCCTCGGCGACTTCGTGCATCGACTCTGGGAGAAGGTCCGGTTCGGCTTCGACGCCCTGGTGCAACTCTTCAAACAGGGCGGCTTCTCTGGCGCCGTCATGGCGGAGCTCAACCGCGCGGAGAACTCGGGCCTGAAGCGCTTCCTCATCAGCGTGTACCAGGTGGCCTTCCGCGTCGGGCGCGCCTGGGACGGGCTGGTCGCAGGCTTCACGACCGCGCTCGATGAGGCGGCACCGGTGTTCGAGGTCCTCGCCGTGTCGGTCGATGAGCTCGGTGTCGCGCTCCTCGAGCTGTTCCAGGCCCTCACGGGAAGCGCCGCAGGGCTGCCGTCAGACGAGTACCGAGGCTTCGGTGAGCTCGTCGGTTCCGCGCTTGCGGGCATCGTGAAGTGGACCGCGGCGGCGATCTCGGTGACCGCCAGCTTCTTCACCAGCCTCGCGAAAGGAGCGACCGCCGTCGTGCAGGTGTTCGCTGCGGTCTTCAACCACCTCTACGACTCGTTCGTGACCGTGCGCAGCTTCCTGACCGCGCTGGCCGAGTCGATTCGCAGCGCGTTCGTGAGCCTCTCCGACGGAGTCATCGGCCTGCTTCGCCGTGCTCCCACAAGGTTCCTCCCGGCTGAGTACCAATGGCTGGCTCGCCAGCCCCTGTCGACGGAGGTTCAACAACAGCTCACGCTGGCGATGCCGAGTGGGAGGCCGTCGCCCGACCTTGCGTCGTCTCCGTTGCCGGCGCGCGTAGAAGCAGCCTCGCGGAGCGCTGATTTCGCGCAGCTGCAAGCGAGCCTCTCGTCGGTGCCAATGGCGAACAGTCCGCCTCCGCCGATCAACGTGAACGTCCAAGTCGACGGAGAGAGCATTGCGCGCGCGGGCATCGCCGCCCAACGTGACTCAGCGAGTCGCGCGTTCTCGTCGGTGCCCACCTTCTGACGCCGCATGCGCTACGGTCCAGCCATGTCGGTCGCCTTGAAATGCACAGAGTGCGGAGTCGAGTACGAGGTTGTGGGTGAGCTCATGGAGAACCCACTCACCAAGGACCAGTTCTACATGGCTAAGTGCGCTTGCGAGGGGCTTACCCGAATTCCCGCTGGCCAAGCGCTCAGAGCCCCAGCGAAGCCGGCGAAGAAGGACTGACCAGAGTTCGCCTGTCCCGGCCGACGTCCACACGAGCTTTGTGTGGTTGTGCGACTGTCCTCGGCCATGACACGCCCTCCGCGGTGCGTGCTCGTCAACGTCTCGACCGGCGAGTCGATGCCGTGCCTCTTCAACCCGACCCAGCTCACCGAGAAGCTGCAGGTGAACTGGAACCGGCAGGTCGTACCCGGTCTCTCGCACCAGGTGCTCCAGTTCCAGAGCACCTCGAACCGTCAGCTCACCGGCGTCGAGTTCTACCTCGACCGCTTCTTCGCGACCGAGCAGCCCGGCGACCCCAACATCCTCGAGTTCCGCGCCTTCCTCCGCGCGCTCACGGTGCCTCCCGCGGTCACTGAGGGAGTCGCCACCGCTCCACCACGCGTCCTCGTCGTCTGGCCGAACGTGCTCACCATCGAGTGCGTCGTCGCGAGCATCGACTTCCAGTACCGCCAGCTCGCCATCGACTCTTCGGTGCTCGTCTACGCGGCCTCCGTCACCTTCGAGGAGGTCCTCGACACGCGCGTCACCAGCCAGACCTTGCGCCGGCAGGTGTCGTGATGGCTCCGCTGGCTGGCTCTCGTCACTCGTTCACCGCCGGCGTGCGCGACGAGGAGGGGCGCCTCTTTCTCACCGAGCGCGAACCCTACAGCTTCCATGCGCACCCAGACACACGGGCGCATGTCGTCGCGCAGGGCGACTCGCTCTTCGACCTCGCCGGCCGGTACTTCGCGCCACTGCCGAGGGCGTGTGGCTTCTGGTGGGCCATCGCCGACTTTCAGCAGGACCCGATCATCGACCCGACGCTCGAGCTCGAGGTCGGGCGACGGCTGCTCATCCCGAGCGTTCGCGTGCTCACCGACGTCATCCTCAGCGAACGACGGAGGCGAGACGCATGAGCCCCTCCGACCGCAGCGCGCCCGGAGTGCGCATCACCTCGCTCGCCGACGAACGCGCCGCGAGCGGAGCCCCGCTCAACCTCGACGGCCGGGTGCTCGCCTTCTCCTACGAGGACAGCGCACTCAAGGCGGACCAGGCGTCGCTCCGACTCGACAACTCCGACCTCTCGCTCTTCGACCGACCCGAGTTCGCCGGCGGCGCGGTGCTCGAGGTCTCGTGGGGCTACCCCGGCCAAATGTCGCTTCCGCGGCGAGTCGTCGTTCGCAAGCTGAAGGGCTTCCAGACGCTCACCGTCGAGGGCCAGGCCACCAGCGTTCTGATGAACCTCCAGGCGAAGACGCGCTCATGGAGCGGGAAGCGGCGCAGCGACGTCGTGCGTGAACTCGCGGCGGAGTACGGGTTCATCGGAGAGGCCGCCGACATCGGTGACACCTCCGAAGTGTTGGAGGCGGTGCACCAGTCCTCTGAGACCGACGCGCGCTTCCTCCGTCGGCTCGCCGCGCGCGAGGAGTTTGAGTTCTTCGTCGACGACTCCGGCTTCCACTGGCGGGCTCGCAACCAGGCGCCGGCTCCGACGCGTGTGCTGACCTGGTACTCGGACCCTGGCCGCGGCGAGGTCATGTCGGTCAACGTCGAGAGCGACCTGGTGCGGCGAGTCGGGCGTGTCGACGTGAAGGGGCGCGACCCGTTGGCGAAGGCGCCGATCGCGGGGAGCGCGAACTCCGAAACCGTGCCGCGATCGACCCTCGGAGAACTCGTCGAGGTGGTCGACCCTGAGACAGGCTCCACGTCGCTGCAGCAGCGCAACGCGACGGTCAGCGCGCATCCAACGACCGCGACTACACCCGAGGCAGCGAAGCGCGAGGCCGAGGCCCGCTTCCGAGCTGCGGAGCGCGACACCGTGAAGCTGTCGCTGCAGGTGGTCGGCGACCCGACGCTCCGCGCGAAGACGATCATCGAGGTCCGCGGAATCTCGAAGGCGCTGTCCGGCAAGTACTACCTCGCGGAGGCGAAGCACGTCATCAACGCGAGCGGGTACGTGGTCGATCTGAAGCTGACGCGCGATGGGCTCGGCTCGACGGAGAAGGCCGTGAGACCACAGGGTGGTCAACCCAACCGCGGAGCGCCGACGCCTGGCGGCTCGCTGAAGTCCATCGAGGTCGTCGACCCCGAGCGCGGCGACACCCGCGTGGATTTCCGACGCGGAGACAGCGTCATCGGCGCCGAGGACCCCGAGACGGGAATGAGCGTGCCGCGATGAGCACCTTCGACGACGACATCCAGCGCAACGATACGCTGCGGCTCGGGCTCTACGTTGGGTACGTCACCGACCGGAACGATGACGCGCAACTGGGCCGCGTGCGCGTATGCATCCCCGGAGTGATCGAGCCCGAGAGCGCATGGGCCTGGCCGCTCGGCACCGTCGGCGGAGGGAGCAAGGACCGGGGCTTCTTCGCGGTGCCTGAAAAGTTCGCGGAGGTCGCGGTCTTCTTCAATCAGGGGAAGGAGGACGCGCCGTACTACCTCCCTGCGCACTGGGGGAAGCCGGGCGGCGAGAGCGAGGTGCCCGTCGAGGCGCAGCGGAACCCGCCCGACAACCGCGTGTTCGCGACCGAGCACTTCCGCATCGAACTCGACGAGACCGCGAAGAGCAGAAAGCTGAAGCTCACGAACAGGAAGACCGGAGACGCGCTCACGTTCGACGCCGAGGACAACACGGTCACGCTCGAGGCGACGACCGCGCTGACGCTCAAGGCGGTCGGGGCCATCTCGATCGACGCGCCGCTGGTCACGATCGCCGGCCGCGTCGTGCGCCCGACAGCCGACCCAATCTGAAGGAGGTACCCATGGCGCTCCCGATTCTGATTCGCCTGCCAGCGGCCCCAGACCCGCTGACGATGACGCTCCCGGGCGGCGTCACGATGCAGCAGCAGGACCTCATCAAGGTCATCCAGCCGGCGCTCACACCGCTCATGCCGGTGTTCAACATCCTCGACGCGGTGATCGCGGTCTTCAACACGGTGAAGGCGATCCCCGAGTCGCTTGGGCCGCCTCCGGACCCGACGAAGCTTGTGAGCGCCATTGTCGAAATGACGAAGAAGGTCTCGAAGCTGCTCCGCCTCGTTCCTCAGCTCTCGCTTCCGTACACGATCCTCGGAGTAGTGGACCTGATCCTCGACACGCTGGGTCGACTGCGCGACCAGTTGGTCTTCCTCGCGCATTCGGCTCAGCGCCTCGCGTCGCTCACCCAACGCGCGGCGGAGTTGAACGACCCTGGTCTCGCAGCTGTGGCCGCCTGCGCGCGTGCCAACATCGAGCAGGAGGCCGCCAACCTCAGCAAGGGCCTCGGTGCCGTGAGCACGTTGCTGGGTATCCTCAGCATCTTCACGTCGATGATCGGTGGCCCGAAGGTGCCCGATCTGTCTTCACTCTCGGGCAAGCCCATGGACGAGGCCGTGAAGCCCCTCGATGACCTCGTGAAGACGCTGCAGCAACTGCGCAGCTCGATACCGGTGCCTTGATGGTAGCGCGCAACCTGCTCATCCCGTTTCGGCGTGACCGCAAGCGCGATCTCGCGACCGGCGAGGCGGAGGCTCTGCTCGCATCGAAGGTGCGCCAGGTGCTGCTGACCGAGGGTTCGACGCCGAGGTCTTCGGGTGAGCTGCCGTGGCGCACCGGTTTCGGCGCAGGGCTCGGCCTCGCACGCCATCGACCGAACGACGCCGTTCTGGCCGAGCTCACGAGGGTTCAGGTTCGCGACGCGCTTCGGAGATGGCTCCCTGCCGTTGTCGTGGTGGAGGTCGAGGTGACCGCGTCGGCCTCGACCCTGTCAGTACGGGTTCACGTGCAGGAAGGTGGAATTGTCGCCGCCGTCACGACGCAGTTGTGAGCGTCAGTCGGTCCCGTTCGGCTGCAGCGAACGTCTTTGCGCCTGGGTGGCCTCGCTCCCTCCATCGGTCGACTACACCGACAAGGACTTCGACTCGCTGCGGGCGCGGCTCATTGCGCTGCTGAAGAGCGTCTTCCCTGACTGGACCGACTTCGACGTCGCGAGCTTCGGCAACCTGCTGGTCGAGATGTTCGCGTTCGTCGGCGACGTGCTGACTTTCTACCAGGACAACCTCGCGCGGGAGTCGAGGCTCGTCACAGCCACGCAGCGCAAGAACGTCATGGCCCTGGCGAAGATGCTCGGGTACCGCCTGAGCGGCGCGCAGCCGGCGACAGCCGAGCTCGAGTTCCGGCTCGCACGCCCCGCGCAGGCACCAGTCACCATCCCCGCGGGGACCATC